GCGATGGGCGCGGGTTCGGGTTCGGGTTCGGGTTCGGCGATGGGGGCGGGTACGGGTTCGGGGACGGGGACGGGTTCGGGGACGGGGACGGGCGCGGGTTCGGGGACGGGTTCCGTGATGGCGATGGAGGGGTCACGCTGGCAGGGGGCTGAGGCGGGGCTGGTGCTTTGGGACGTGCTGCTGGAGCTGGGGTTCGAGGCGGGGCCTGAGGCTACGGACGGGCGGGAACGGATCTACCCGCCCAGAAACTCACTGACGGCCCGAGTTAGCGCCGCCTGTGTTTTCCCTGCCCTGAGCGCCGCCACCGCCGAGGCATGGTCCGCCTCGACCGACCCGTCGAATAGCTCGAGCACGACGGGCACGATCGGATCTGGCAACTCCAGCAGATAGAGCGGTGAGCCAGCTGGGTACCACTGCCCATCTGCTGACTGAGTCTCGGTCCCAGTCCACGCCCGAGGCCTGCCGTCCGCCCCGGCATGGTCTCTCGGCGGATGGGCCTTGGTGCCCTGAGCTTCTGACAGGTACCGGGTGACCAACTCTACCAGGCGCCGGCCGCTCGTATGACCAGGACGGTGCAAGCCCCCTACGCCCGGATAGCCCCCCGAGTTAAAGTGCAGGTCGATCAGGACTCTGGGCGCGCGTGTAGAGCACCTGGCTATCAGCTGCTGGTATCGATCCTCGCCGTCCTCGATGCGCCTGTAGTCGATCGCGGTACGGAACCCAGCGACCCGGAGCGACCGCGCGAACGCTGGCGCCCAAGCCCCCATGAAGTACCGCTCTGGGATGCCCTGCCCGCGGGCACCTGGGCCCCATAAGTCATGGCCGATCGTGAGCATGACATCCAGAGGACGCCGGGTCATCTGCGGGAGTCCGTTCGTTTCGCACGCTTGGTCCGCCACTGCTGGTACGCGTGCTCTACGAACGATCCGCAGAGCAGCAGAAGCGGGCCGTCTACGAGCTCCGCGACGAGGCCCATGGGAGTAGGCGGGAAGGTGAGTAGGGCATCGAGCTTGCGCGCCAGGTCCTTACGGGCTGCCCTGTGTCGCTGTTTGCCGTTGAGCTTGGGTAGGCTAGCGGCCGCCTCGACAGACTGCATGGCCAGGGCTGCTACGAGCTGGGGGGCGACGGCTTTCATCTGTGTCTCCAGGGTGGGCGGGTAGACGACGAGGACCCGAGAGGGGGAAAACAACGAAGGTCCAGGGAGGGGTCGACTACCCGCCGGTTACTGTTTCGCCTTGGCCTTGGCTGGCTCCTGTGGGCCTACCACGGCGGGCTGACTCATGGTGATGGCGTGCTGGATCTGGGCCGCTGCCTCTGCCTGACCGATCTCTCGGCGGACCAGGGAGCCGATAGTCGTCACGATGACGATCAGCAGCACGAAGTTGGTGGGCGTGGCTGCCTCTCTCCATTGCGTTTTCCAGGCCTCGAAGCCCTTGGCGTCCGGCTCGATGGGCGCCTCGCTCTCTCTGATGGTAGCGATCTGGGCGCTCATCCCGTCGAACGCTCCGGTGAGAGTCTTCGCTGCCCCTATTGCCTCTGTGACTACGAGCGACAGGTCCTGTACCTGGGTGTCTGTCCGTTCGATCTTGCCTTCCAAGCGTGTCTCCACCTTCTCAACCTGCCCCTCAAGGCGGTCGATCGCTGCAGTGTTCGTTTTGGCTTGCTCGACCACGGGGTAGACAAGCTCCTTTCCCTTGGCGATGTCGGCCCGGTTTACGTCGATCTGTCGCTGTAGTTCGTCGCTCACCGTCGTGCCTTATGGGCTGCTACGGCAGACCTAACGCCGGCAGTTGTGGTCGCGCGCTGAATGTCAACGGCCGCTTCCCCGAGCTCGTTAAGGGCAGCAAGACGAGCAAGGCGAACGGGATCAACCGCTCGAGCTGCCGCGCAGGCCTGACAGACATAGGCGGTGGACGGTACGTCAGACGTCCCAAGGCTTGCAGACCACCCTGGGAGGGCTGCTCGGGTCGCGTGATCTTCGTCGGCACAGGTGATTGTGGGCATGCTCGATCCTACATGGTGAGGGTGACTACGGCACCAGCGCCGCCAGTGGAGCCAGCAGAACCGGATCCGGACCCAGCGCCACCAGCACCACCAGCAGCAGACGTGGTGCCCGCCCCGGTAGACGTGCGAGTAACCAGGTACACGAGTCCACCAGCACCCCCAGCGCCGCCACCAGCGTTGACTGCCCCAGACCCAGCACCCCCAGCGCCGCCAAGCGCCTGGATAGACCCACTGTTCACCAGGTTGAATGCGTAGATCGGTACAGCGCCAGCGCCACCGCCGCCGCCGCCGCCGTTGCCCGATGCGCCGTCTCCGCCCCCAGCGCCGCCCCCGGTCGCCACATGGAGGATCCCGCCGCTTACGACCGGATGCAGTAGGCCATGGACGCCAGCAGGCGAACCTGAGGCGCTGCTGGTCCCGCCGTTGCCTGCTGCGTTAGCACCAGCGCCCCCGTTGCCGCCGATGTAGATAGCGTTGGTCCCAGCGCCACCGTTAGCACCCGCTCCCGTGCTGCCTGTGCCGCCTGCAGAACCACCCCACGTGACCCGAAATGATCTGGCTGCCCCCGCTACCTCGGCGGCTGCCGCGTTGCCGTCGTTGCTGATCACGGCAGTACTCTCCACCGTCAGCGTGCCCGAACAGTGCACCCGATAGCCGTCTGTGTCCAACGTGAACCCGCTTTGCACGGTCAGAGTGGAATAGAACACGTCACCGGTCAGCGTCGTGTTGCCGCTGATAGTGACCACCCCGTCGGAACCGTCACCGAAGATCCCAACGCCGTGAGGGTTGTTGTGTGTGTGGTCGCTCCTAGCCAAGGACGTTGCAGACCCTTCGGCGTTAGCGGTGCCTATGTCAGATGGTGCCGCTGTGGTGATGTCGTGCTTGTGGTCCGCTCGCGCTGGCTCTCCAGACGTGCCGATGGCGGCCGCGGCCTTCGTCGTATCGGTGGGGGCCGTGTTGGACTGATGGGCGTGGTCGGACCTTGCGAGAGTGGCCGCGCTGCCTTCTGCTGACGCTGTAGCTACCCCGGTCGACCCTGGGGCCGCACCGTCCACCTGGTGTTTGTGGTCCGCCCTAGCCGGCTCGCCTGACGTGCCCTTCGCCGCAGCGCCCGCCGTGCTGTTGACTGGTGCCGTGTTGCTCTGGTGAGTATGGTCGGAACGTGCAACGGTGGTAGCAGATCCGTCCCCCGAGGTGACACCAAGACCGGACGTGCCTGGGGCAGCGGTCGTGATGTCGTGCTTGTGGTCTGCCCTCGCCGGCTCTCCGCTGGTTCCGATGGCGGCCGCTGCCTTCGTCGTATCGGTGGGGGCCGTGTTGGACTGATGAGCGTGGTCGGACCTTGCGAGCGTGGTTGCTGAACCCTCTGCACTTGCGGTTGCTGCTCCTGTGGCGCCCGGGGCAGCGGTCGTGATGTCGTGCTTGTGGTCTGCCCTCGCCGGCTCTCCGCTGGTTCCGATGGCGGCCGCTGCCTTGGTTGAGTCAGCTGGGGCGGTGTTGCTCTGATGGGCGTGGTCGCTCTTGGCGAACGACTCCGCCGCCCCTACAGCGCTGGCCGTAGCTACGCCTGTGGCTCCTGGGGCAGCAGTGGTGAGAGCGTCTCCACCCGCAGGCAGATGGCTTGCAGCATGAAGCGCCAGGGGGTTGATCTGGGTCCATGCGATCACCGTGGTTCCGACCACGATGGGATCGGCAGTCGACAGGATGAACTCGTGCTGGTCGTAGGTGCTGCTGGCGTTGACCACATGGACCGAGGCGCCGTTGGTCACCTCGTCATCCTGGTCAAAGTCGGTGGGACGGGTCCATGTAGACGCACCCGTGACCCAGATAACGTTCTCCGCGCCTGCAGTCTGATCGGTGAGCAGGATTCGGCTGGTCGACGTCAGTACGCCGTTGATCGTCTGCTCACCGCTCAACGTGATGTTGCCGTCGCCGGACACCGTTGCCGTAGCTACCGGGTCCTTCTGATCTGTGCGGCTGAGAATCCGCTCGATCTGGGCAGAGGAATAGAAGGCTCCCATAGCGCGGGATCGTGAACTCATGGCAGCTCCGTTAGCGATATCGTGTAGGCCCCGCGCCATTTAGCGCCTGCCCCTGTTGGTACGTTCTGGACTTTGAGGCCTTGACCGGCCTTCAGCGTGCGCAGCTCTTCCGATCCGCTCATGTGGACGCGAATAGTGCGGTTGACCACGAAGGGCTGACCACCTGTGGTGCTGGTGTTGTGCGAGGCGATCAGCACGTCATCACCCCCTAAGCCGTCGTTGACCAACACCTGACAGGTCACGTAGTTGGACGCGTGGAGCGGTGTCGTCTCACAAGGCGCGAAGTCCACCCGATCGATCCGCCAGTGCCCGTTAGCAGGCATAGCAAGCCAGTAGTAGCCTGACTGGTTCGCTGCTTTGTCGACCTGGATCGGACCCATGGGCGTGAACTTTGCCACGTTAGTTGTCCTCTCTGAAGGTCAGGGACCAGACAGCGTTGCACGTTCCGGCGTTGGTCTTGGCGACCGCGTAGATCGTGCCTGCAGCAGCCTTCGTAGCGGTCTTGTAGTCGATCGCGATCGCCACGTTCACGCCCCCGTTTGTAGCTGCCCCGAGCCCCAGAACGATCGTCGTAGCGTTGGCGTCAGACAACGCGAAGTCACCTGCTGCATCGGCAGCGAGGTAGACGGTAACGCTAGTGGCGCCGCCTGCGATGGTGTCCAGGTCTCCGTGCAAATACCCCAAGAAGCACTCGTCAGGGAGCGTCGTCAGGGTGGCGACAGAGTAGGCCGTTGAGAGAGCGTCGGTTGCGGCTGTGGCCAGGCCGGTATTTACGGACATGTAAGACCTCTATTCTGAGTGTTCGTTGGCCCGATTGACCGGGATAAGTAGCGTGACGCCCGTGGTAGCCCCAAACCAGTTAGGGCTCACCGCCGTTACCAGGCAGCGAGAGTTGATACCGTCGACTGACAGTCGCTTGCGACCAGAGATCATCCGGGTGCGTAGGTGTACCACGTCCCCCACCGCTAGCTGAGCGTGTCGCCAGCCACCCAAGAGCAAGTCGATTCGCTCTGGAATCCGGGTCATGTAGGGGAGGAGACGGTCTCGCACCTGTTCGCGCCATAGCGTCTCGTTCTCGTGGACATCCGCTAGCGTCTCTGTGAGTCGCTGTTGTGCCGGCATCGACGCTACCTGCTCAGTCGTGAATGAACCCGAGCCATCGCCGGATACCGTTCTGAATCGTCGGTACTCCAGAGGCAGCGAGCTATCCCACGCCTCATAGGCCAGTATTTCCACTATATCGATATCGGTGATACTGACCGGACCCAGGGCCGCCTTGAGAGCGTCGACCACCCCTCGCACGGTGATCCGGCCTTGCCTCTGCGTGAGGAAGAACCCGCCGGGCTTGAGGAAATCCTGCACGTACGTCAGAGGATTAGTCGCGGGCTCGGTCTCCAGCATGGCCCAGTCATTCGAACCACTAGCCGGCTCTGTCACACGTCGGAAGCTGACTGCGTCCTTTACGTCCACCAGCCGCTTGTGCACACCGAGACCCCAGGACAGCGGCAACACATCGCGCGTGCCGTTCTGGAGGGCCGTGCCAGTAGACTGCAGGATCCTGAGCGCGATGTTGATCGGGTGCACCTCGGTATACGCAACAGACTCCACGAGGTTGTTGTTGCCTGCATCGTTTTGGGTCGTGTTGAACAGGTCGGTTGTGCTGAGGCCGGTGAACTGAGCCGGGCCTGATGCGGTCCCCGTGTACGTCAAATAGAACGGATCGCCAACGTTAGGCGTGACCCTCAGAGCTCCCGCGCCCCCGCTAGAGTCCTGGCTCTCAAACCCAGTAGTAGCAGCCACCTCGATCTCAGTGTCCGTTACGTGGTATTGACTGCTTACCGTCGTGGTGATCGGCATGTTGAAGAACAGGTCATAGGACGATCCGGTGAGCGTGTGGCGGCTAGTCAGGCCCGCAAATGCATCCCTGCAGGCCATCACCCAGCGTCCCCCAGAGTACGTCAGATTCCACAGGACCCCTAGTGCTACCGTCTCGAACCGCGATGTCTTCCAGCCTCTGAACCCAACCCGCAACTGCATCCCCATCCCGCGCTTCATCTGCCGGCGTAGCTTGCCGGGATCCGCAGCGAGGGCCACGGTGAATCCACCCGTCTGGGTCTGCCACGTCCTGGGCTGTAGCGCGGTGCCCAAGAACTCATGCCCGCTGCCCGCTATGATCGCGTGGTAAGGCTCCCCCACGTCATGCGACGACAGCCTCACCCGCGTGTTCTGGGGGCTACTGAACGTCAAGATCACGCTCTCCAGCAGATACACGGGTTCCAGCCGGTCTGATGACTCGATGGCGTCGACGAATCGCTGGCCCCATGACACCTACAACCTCCGGATGCGGGCGAATTGGGTCACTGCGTCTAGCTCATTGTTCGCGAAAAACTGCGTATCACTGACCTTACCGCCGGCCTCGGTGTCTCTGCGTAGGTGCGCAGACCCTAGGCCCTTGAGGCGAGCTAGGCCCACGGTATCCTCTTCGACCCGCAGCTCGATCGTGTAGGTGATCCTGAAGTTGTCCGTCATGATCTGCTGACGCCTGTCGTCGGGAGGCAGGCGCAGCAAGGGCCAGTAGCCGCGATGTCGCACCAAGACCGGCTCGCCCTCGTAGACGAACACCAGGCCGTTTGTGAGCGTCAGGTCAGGGTCTGTGAAGGTGGCGATCGTGTCGAGCTCGTAGTGGCCCTGGGTCCCACAACTCTGGATCACCACCTCGTCACCGGCAACCAAGGTCCCGGACGCGTCGTAGTAGTTATTGCCGCGTGTGACAAGGGCCGTTTTGCCGTCTTTGTGGCCATTCGACACCGTATAGCCAGCCCATGCCTTGGCTGAGTCCTCTGCGATACCGAATCGACCCCCCCTCAACACGTGGCTCTCGAACGTCAGAAGGTCCCTAGCGATCGCCGGGCTGCTGAACTGGCTCAGCGTGATGGTCATCCGGCGCTTCACGTGCTGGATAGTCTCGAACACATCACCGTGCCAAGTCTCGGCGGTCACCTGCCTGTAGTCGGGCACAGGCGACAGGTTCGTCAGCGCCTCCCCCAGGTCAATCACCTTGAGGACCGAGTTGGGGTTCGGATAGTAGTAGATCTTCGCGTTGCCCATTAGGTCGAGAATCCGTTGAGGTTCTCGCCGAGCCCTCTGCCACCTATGGCGGCGTTAAGCTGACGGATGAGCGACCGAATAGCCGCTGGGTCCATGCCTCCGTTGACCGAAATGTTGATGGTGGTTGAGCCTCGCGCCCCGCGCATGTTCCGCTGGCCCTTGCCGCTCGTGGTGCCGTCCCTCGACGCCGTTACCGTGTTTCCGGGATGGAGCAACGCCAGCATGTTCTGGTTAACCTCGGCGATACCAGAGTCGAACCCGGGCAGGCGGCTATCCCCGCCTCCGAACAGCAGCGGGCCCTGGCCGGCCGCCGTGAACGTCTCCGATGGCTTTCCGTCGATGATCCCTAGCTGTTCGCCGATCTTTTTGACCTTGCCCGTGGGGTCAAAGAACCTCGCGAACCCGATCACCATTGCGCCCACCAGCTTGGGAATTGCACCGATGAGCGCCGGAACGCCCTCAGACCAAAACTTACCCACGAATTCCGGGAGCGTCTCCGCGAGGATACTCGGCAACTCTGTGATTATCTGTTCAATCGTCGCGAGGATCTCGTCGCCGATCTGGTCCAGGTTCAGCAGGGTCTGAATCGACGACGACACGATAGCGCCTGTGGGGCCTAACGCTTCCATGATCCCGAATAGCCCGCCATTGATGCCACCAGCTACCGACATGAAGCTCGACGCTATGGCGCTGCCCATCTGACGCATGCTCCCGTCGAACTTGCCCGGCAGCTCGCCAACCGCGTTCTCTACGCCCACGAACCCTATCGACAGATCCGCAGACAGGTCGCGACCGCCCCCCTCGATGCCCTGCCCAAACGCACCTTTCGCGAATGCCTCTTGCGCCGCAATGAACTCAGCAAGGCCTTCGTCTATCGCCCGTTGAAACTGCACTGATTCGTCTGTCTTACGTGCCCCTGCGCTGGCCTTTGATGCCTCCTGTGCCGCACGCTTAGACCGCTCGCTATCCAACTCGCCCTCACCCAAGAACGGACCCTGTTCTGCGAACTTGACCAGCTTTGCGCCCGCACCGTCAATCTCCGTCCCAACGCCCGCCACCGTATCGGCAAGCTCTTGAAACTTACCCGAGGCCTCTGCAGCTCGAGTCAGGGCGCCGTTCAGAACACGGTCCCAGAGCGCAAAGGACGTGTCAAACCCCACAGACACCACGGAGAACGGTAAAGCCACCAGCTCCTTGAAGACAGAGAGCAGCTTGAGTGTAGATGCTACCAGTCTGCCTATCCCGGCGATGACCTTGTTGTTGCCCAGCTCAGACGCAGTCTCCCCCAGGAACACCAGGCCCCTCGTGAAGTCCGCGACCTTGCCGTTCAGGTCCAAGAAGTCAGACATGCTGGCCTGTGCACCGTTCGTGACTAGTGACAGGTTAGCCATGTTGCGCTGCCACTCCGCAGACGCAGCTGAGGCCCTTGGCCCGACATCTACCCCGTAGCGGTTGGCGAGCTCGACGAAGTCATCTAGCTTGGAGTCACCAAGCGCCTGGTTCAGTTTGCCGCCAGCCTCTCCAAACGCCTGGGTCGCCAAGGCTGCCCGCTCTGTGGGGCTCTCGACCTCCTGCAGCTTGGTGATGAATTCCTTAAAGACATCGTCAGCGTCACGCAGGCCACCCGAAGCATTTGTTACAACCACATCCAGCTTATTGAATGCCTTTAGCGCGTCTCCTGTCCCATCTGCCGTGTCTGCCAGCCGTTTAGGCAGTCCGTCCAGCGCGCCTCTAAGCTCAGTGAACTTCTGCCCTGAGCCTTCCGCAGCTAGCCGCAAGCCGTTGAGAGTATCAGCTGCGATACCTGAGCGGGTAGAGGCATCCAACAACTCGTTGCGCATGTCGGCTACGTGCTGTGACAGCTTGATCATGGCTGCACCAAGGGCTAGCGCCGCACCCGCGGCCACCCCCATGGACTGGGCAGCACCAGCGGCAGCACCGCCCACGCCTTTGATCTCCTTCTGCGCCTCGCCGGTCTTTGCGCGCATAATGAATTCGACGACCCGACTAGCCACCTATGCCCCCAGATTGATCACCGGAAACACCATCCCGCCTGCACTCGCGCGCTGGACGTTCTCTGCGGTCCGGAGTTGAGCGTTGGCCAGACACAGTACTGCTAACGCCTCCTGCCAGGGCTCAAGGTCGAGGATCTCATGTGGCCACTTTGAGTAGCGTTTGGCTACTTGGTCCAGGGTCCAAAGCACCTCCGGATTCCGTGCGAAAGGGGAGCACTTCGTCTTTAGCGCTGGAGAGGCGCTTGATTGCTGCTGCAAGGCGGTCTCTGTCTGGCTTCGCAAGGTCTCCGACCCACACGATCCCGTCGTCTCTGTCCTCATCCGCGCGGTTGGCTACTAGGCGCAAGGGGAAGAACAGCGCCTCATCCCACCCTTGGTCGTCATGGAGCCGGCCCTTGGCACCCTCGACACCCGCACACAGGATCGCGTCTTGGGCGTCATCGAGAGCCTTCAGGTTCTCCTCACGGGCGAGCACCAGCTTCATCACCCGTTCGCCGTTCGCTGCTGCAGCATCCGCGGCCGCTTGCGCCTGGACTACCGGGTCGTCGATCCCCTCGATCTCAGCTGCACTTCGACGCGCGGCCTTCATGATCGCCGCGGTCTCACTGGCGCCCATGAGCGAGAACACCCCGAGCTCTGCCAGCATCCCGGACTTGACCCGCCGGATCTGCCACAGCATGTCCCCCTCGTTCTGCTCACCGTCTACCAGCAGGATCTCTACCTCCGCTCGCGCCTTGCGGGCGATCAGGTTGCCCAACAGGTTCCCCAGATTTGCATCAGGGTTGCTTTTTTGCTTCTTTGCCATTCGTCTTCCCCTTCCCCGGCTTCTTCGCCGTCGTTGATAGGCCTGTGCCGTCGCATGACCGACAGGCCTGTTTCTCTCCATGGACTACCTGAGTCCCCTTCCCGCTGCAGTTGGCGCACGTCTTGGACATCTAGTTGGCCGTGCTAGTGGCGTTGTCATTCACAAATTCCAGCTTCACGCCCTCGTCTGTGCCGTCGCTGAACAGCTTGAACGTCAGCGTCTGAATCATGACACCCGCACTGTTGATCGGCGTGCTCACATCGGTCAGCAGCGCATTGTGACCGGTGATGGTCAGCGCGTTGTTGCCTGTGCCCGTGAATACGATCACAACATCACCCTGGGTGTCAGCCAGGAGGGCAGCATAGGGGACATCATCAAAGTGTTCAATGGTCACTTCAAGTAAGCATTCTCCGAAGTCACCTTGTACCGGTTTCTGTGTGAATTTGGAGCCGATGAACCGCCGCCGTGCCAGCTTATTGTCCCCGGACAGCGTCATGCTTCGCACGTCGTATGTGGCCGAATTGAACGAGAGGGGCGCGCCATGGTGGTGGAGGATTTCCTCACCGTTGCTACTGTAGGTGGGAGTCCCCTTTGCTGCCCTAGCTGCACTGGTCTGCGCGATGAAGTTTGCAGACGCACGCATGAATGACCCCGCCTCGATCGAGATCTGCCACGTGGCTACCAGGCACCCTTCGAACACCTCGCTATTGGCCGCGTTTCCGTTCAATCCCTCAAGCGTCAGGCCGGTCTGGGCGTCCGAAGCAAGGGTCACGGTGTGGGTGTAGGGGCCCGCTCCTGTGGTAGCCACAGCCCCAAGCATGTTGGTGGCCAGTAGGATGCTTGAATCATCGTAGGCCATGACACATTCCAGGGCCAGGTCTGCATCATCGCCACCGATGAAAAACTCACGGCGGTTAGCGCTGGTCGCTCCGGATGTACCAAGGTGCGGCTTTACGATCTTCTCTATGTTCCGCTTATTGTTGGCGGAGATCAGGCGCATCCAGTTTGACCGAGCGACAGGGGTTCCCCACGTGCTCTCGAGCCCGATCCCTACGCTGGTGCCTCTGCCGGTGAAGGGGGTGTTATTGGCCATGGTTAGCGCTCCTAAGCGGTTTCGTCAGGGTCACGGACCTTCATCAGAATCCGCGGGTTGAGTATGCGTCGCTGCCCGTCGACGTTGCCGATCTGGGTTGTGATTCGGGGCTCGATCGAGTAGTCCGTGCCGTCTGCGCCTGCGTCCTGCAGCGAGATCCCGACCCAGAACCCCTCGCCGTCCTCAACGAACTTCGTGGCTGTCGCATCGGCTAGCGTGCTTGTGACATCGGACCCGCCAGTCTTGACCAAGTTGGTGTTTGCGACCCGTGCCACCTCTTCAAAGGCCTGCTGCCCCTCGTTAGCCTCTACCCGCTGCATGAGAGGAACCAGAATCCACAGCCAAAGCTCCTCCGCGGTGGTCTTGGCGAACTCGGTTTCTGGCTGGGTAGCCTCGGGCCGCTCCCGTCGCAGTCGGACCCGGTTGCCCTCGGGGGGAGTACCGAGCCAAATGTGCCCTGTAAGCGCATTAGCGGCCGTGAACGTACCGGATGCTGCTACAGCCGCAGAGTTGCCGTAGTACAGCCAGATCAACTCTGTGGCCGCGCTACCGGCCATCGCCACCGCGTCACACTCGATCGTGAGAACCTTGTTCGCGAAGTCGAACCCGATCAACTGGTATGTTTCCAGCGTGATCCCGTCTGCGCTGGTGATCCGGATGTCGTCTCCGTCCGACTGGATGTTGTCCCAAAAGTGATCCCAGTCCACAGCGACAGCGATAGTGACGTCGTCCGTCCCACCGCCCAGACCGTCATTGACGATCCCGATGGCGGATCTGTACTTCCAGGCCTCGTCATACCAACTCATAGGCCCGTGTCCTTCGCGTAGTCCACCCGGATCGAGCCCTCGAAACCGACAGGCTGCGTCGCGGGTTGGTGGTCTGAGGTGCCGTGCAAGAACTCCAAATCGATGTGCACGTCCCGAACCGTGGTCACACCCAGTCCCCGGTCCACCTCGATGCCCAGCCGGACGTCATGGACCAGGTCCAAACAGGCATCCTCGCGGGTCTCAACGTCGCCGTCTGTCGCCCCGATCCACCCCTTGATCCCCAGGATAAGCGTCGTGCTGTAGTGGCCCAAAACAGCGTCATCGTCTACAGGGGCCTCCTCGACCCAAAAGCACACCGTTGCCAAGTCGTGTCGAGGCGGCTTGGAGTAGTTGCCCCGCTTGACCTGGTCCGCAGCGCTTAGGTCCAACGTGAAGATGCCGGTACCGTCCACTGCGACTAGCGCCGCCTTCACGGCTACGACGATAGCCTTTGCGGTATTAGCCATCGAGCACCAACCCCTGTAGACCGTCCAGCACCGCGTCTGCATAGTCCGGGGAAATTTCTTCGTCGGTCGCCTCGAAGAACCCGAACCGCTCGTTTTGGACGCCCGTGTAAGGCTCTGAGCCCGCTAGCCTGAGGTGTACTGACTTGCCCTGGGTCTCTGCTTTGGCGGACAGACCCGCGCGCAGCCGGCCGGATCGACTAGGTGCAGCCAGTCCCATGAAGGCCTCAGCCTCGGGCTCAAGCTTCTCTAGGCGCTCCTGTAGCGCCTTGCGCAACCGTCGGGGGGTCGCGCGTTTGAGGCGCCTGGATAGCCGGTCCATAGTATCAGCCAACCTGACGCTCCCAGAACACATAGGGTCGGAGGAGCATTTTGACTTCGTCGGGCAGATCGAGATCCGAGCGAACCACGGTGTTGCCGTCTTGGGTGCTCGAGGCGATACCCGCGTCGTGCCGTCGATCCCACCAGTGACGAATCAGGAGGATACCGGCCTGAGTGATGTCCGCTGGGATCGTGGCGTAGCCACCGACATACGTGACCTTGAGGGCCCTGTGAGACACGAGAAACGCACCATGGGTGTCGCCGTTGAGCAGGTCTACCCGGCCGCTCAGAACGTCGACCGTGTAGTCGGTGGACGCTACCGTCGCGAGCGTCTCCGTCTGCGTCGTGTCCTCTTCAAGCGTCGTGATCGACACGACGGGGCGTAGAGGCAGAAAGAACCAGCGAGGCCGGGGGCTGAAGTGAAGCCCGCTGTAGTGGATGTAGGTCGCAGAGGAGACCGTGTAGGCCCACGGACCCGTAGACGTTGCCGGAAATCCGATCCACCGCGCGATCGCTGCGTCGGCTCGATCGCTCAACGTGTCGAGGTTAGTATCCTCAGCCGTCCCAGTCAGCCCCGGAATGAGGAGTCGGATCTGGGCACCTGTTAGGCCTAGTGCCAATCAGCCCCCCTTGAGTCTGCCAGTCGCCTTCTTCTTCTTCGCTGGCGCCTTCTTCGCAGCCTTGGGGGCCGCTCTTGTGACCGGTGCGTCCATGGCACGGTTCGCTGGGGCCTTGACGGGTGCCCGAGGCCTGATGACCTCGAAGCACCCCTCGAAGGTTTCCATGAGATACGCGGCGTTCTCCTCGGACACGTCTCGCTCCTCGCCAGGCGCCCAGGGCGAGATCCCCCGCCCGTTGTTCTGGTAGGAAGCGTCACGCGACATGCCGAGGAAACGCAGCTTCATGGCTACACCCGAACCTTGGTCATGGCCACGCAGTAGGTACCGTCCCAAGCGCCACCCGACGACGTACCGACCGAAGCGAACTTCAGACCCTCGCCCTGGGCCAACTCAAGGCCGACCCCGGCCGTAAGAGTCAACGCGAAGTTGGTCTTCAGTACATGCGCGGTGCCGCCCGTGTTGGTGTTGTGTGTGGCAACGGTCACATCGCTGCCTGCTGCCCCGTCGTTAGACGAGACGGTGACCGTGATGTAGTTGGTAGCGTTGATGGCCAGGGCGGTCCCAGGCGCGAAGTAGATGGCATCGATCTTCCAGGTACCCGGAAACGGGTTTGACCAGTAGATCTCGTCATCGGTACCCGCGGCCTCGTCGACCTGGATGTTTACGCACTGAACTTGTCCTGCAGACATGGTGTCTCCTGTGGCCTACGAGGCGCTGAGGTTGAATTCCCAGCGCACGTTCTTCGTGGCCGAGGCGTCGATGTTGGCGAGGGTCTTGCGCTCGGTGGCAACCCAGTTGTCGATCCCGCGCGTGATGTCAGGTGCGGTCTCCACGGCTGCACCAGCACGGGTGACCATGCGGAACCGGCTCGGGTCGGCGATGAGATAGCCGGTCTTGGTCTTGGTGCTGTCGTCGTAGACACCAGACGCGTTGTACTGCGAGTCCACGAAATCGGAGATCACGACGGGCATACCGAGGATCGATGCCAGCTGGCCGGTGAGGACCGTTGCTTGTGGTCCGAACTTGTCTACGGTGAGGACTTCGGCCAGCCCCAGCATCTTGAGCAGGTACCATTCCAGCGAGGTGATCAGCACGTTGTCGGCCAGTCCGTGGGGAGTGGTGAGCGACGCACGCGACGCCAGGATCCCAGCGGTCGTCTGCACAGAGCTTCCGTCGTTGGTGTTCGAGGCAGTGAACGCGGTCTCGATCAGACCGTCCCAGAGCCGGCGGTGATCGCCGCCACCGCCAAGGCCCGAGGCGCCCCAACGGCTACGGATGTTCCAACCCGAGAGGCCCGTGTGGCGGTGAGTAGCGGTCGTGTCGCCGTTGATGATCGCATCCTCGCTACCATCGACCAGCGCCGAGACCATGGCCTCGCGAATGACCGAAGCGGCCGCGATGATCGAGTCGGTAGCGGCGTCGCGGTCGACCTGCGCACGGACAGCCAGCTTGGCAGGCGTGAACGTGCGGTTCGCGGTTACCAGCGAAGAGCTGGTGAACTGCGCCGGATCGTCTGCGGTAGCCGCGCCTGCCTTGTAGGGACGCAGGCCGGTGGTCTCGAAAGGCAGAATCAGACTGCCTCCCGGGGGGCTGGCTAGCGTGCCGAACAGGGCCTCCACGCGACGAGCTCCCTTGAGGGTCCGCTCGAGGGTAGGCAGGGTGCTATCCGGGATCCATTCGGCGCCAATGCCGCTGGAGTCCGCGAAGATCTTGCCAACCATGCCTGGAGCACGGGCCAGGTGTCGGAGGATCCGGCGGTCCATGGCTCCACCGCGCGGGGCCTGCGAGCCCTTGATCGCGCGCACCATGTTGCGGGTGTCGATCATGTCGAGCAAGCGCTCATGCCAGTCGTTGACAGGCTCGGTGCTGTCGAGCAAGCCGGACTCATAGGAGCCGTCGTCGTAGTGCACACCCTTGAGGCGGATGGCGGTATCAGGCTCTGCACCGGTGAAGTAGGCGGCTTTACGTCCCTGCTTCGCTGCATCGGCGTTGATGCTGCCCTGCTTCTGGATCGTGGGGACGTGTCGCTCCACGAAGTCGGCCAGATCGCCGTCAGAACCGGTCGGGGTGTAGCGGGCCGCCATGGCCTGCGCTGCCTCAAAGCTCTTCATCTTGCCGCGAAGGTCGTCGATCACCTTGTCTACCTGCGCCTCGCGAGCGTCGCCGCGGTCGTCGGTGGTCTTGAGGTGGTCTTTGATCTCTTGGAGACACTGGTTGAGCGCCTCTTTGGTCTCTGTGTAGTTCTTATCCATGGTCCTACTCTCCGAAGAGGTGGCTGAGGTTGTCGCTAGGGGCCGAATCGGCCAACTGGTCAAGCCAGTGTTTCGCGGTTCCTGGGTCTGCAGACCGCTCTTCGTACTCACATCCGTCTGATTCGGCGGCAGAGATCAGGCGTTGTACACGAACGCTGAGAGCCTCTGCGAACCCTTCAAGGCGCTCGACGGGCGGACAATCGATCTCGTTGTTGAGGATCTGGTTGACTGTGCCCGCGTCGATGCCTGCAGCTGCGCCCATAGCAGCGACGATCTCAGAGGGTGGCGTGTCGTCGTCGGATGCTTCACGAATCAGGCGGTTCAGCAGAGACGCCAGGTTGCGGCCCCTCATGGTGACCCCACAACTGACCAGCCGATACCGGGACTCGCGCTTGGTTGGGAGTGAGTCCAACCAATGTTTGGGCTCTGGTTCCTGCTGTGAGAGGTAGACGCCGGACAGGGCCGCTCTGACATCTTCGTGTTCGAGCATGGTTGGGACCAGGACCTTGGGAAGTAGCTCCACCAGGATCCGCCGGATCTGCTCCTCACGAGTCTCTGCCTTCTGTGCGTGCTCGGCTAGGGCTTTCCCGTCCTCGGTGAGCGCCTTCTGTGCCCAACCGCGCTGGGCTAGGGCGTCCTGGTTCATTGGGATCGATACCGCGCTGAACTCTAGGAGCTCGTTCGCGCTGAACCTGAACCCGCTCTGCCAGCGTGGTACGCCCTCACCCAGCTGCTGGTGGTGGGGGTGGTCTTTGTCCAGATCCGCCCGCAGCTCCCGTTTGCCATGCCGAAATCCAACAGAGCCGGCCGACAGGAAGCCCTCAGCGAACTGGTGAGCGATGAGCATCCCGCGCCTGTTCGCTTCGGACGCGTCCCACTGCACCTCGATCGCTAGATTGCCTGACTCAACGCCAGACGAAAGGGCCCGTCCTACCGGGTTCTCTGCGCTGTTGTGGGCCCACAGAATCACCGGGTTCGCCTTGAAGGCGGTGAGATTCCAATCCTGGACCACCACGTCCTCTGCGCGGTCTGGTGCCTCTGTGGATGCCGTGAACCGGGTTGTGATCTTGCCGGCCTTGCTGGTGGACTCGCCGGCCTTGATCAGGGTGGCGAGGAATCCTCGCCTAGTCTCGTAGACGAAGCTCATGCGGCCTCACGTGCGATGTGGTGTGCGCGCTCTCTGCCGAACGCACGAAGGGATGCGAGACCGATCACGCCGTCAACGCCGGTGGACCGAGCGTCATTGTGAAGGTATCGAATGGCATGGTCGGTCTCTGCCACGATCCGGCCGGCTAGAGCGCTGGCACGTGCGTGGGGAAGGTGGGACATGAGCGCCGCGGTACACCACGTCCGTTCCTCGTCGCCGCCCTCTAGATCTCCGGACTGAACGCGCGCGACATACCGGAGCGACGCACCCTGCAGGTACCTCCAGATCGCCGATTCCAGTCCGCGCTCCTGGCCTTCGTCGACCTCGGCAGCAGGCCTCTGAGTGGCGGTAGGGGCAGCCGGAGAGACTTCGCCAACGGGCGCGTCAGGGAAGCCCTCGAAGTCTGCCGCCTCCCTCGGGTCAGCACCAAACGAGAACATCCAGGTCTGCGCGCGTAGCTGGCGCTCCGTGTAGGACACCTGCAGCGGCTCAACATCGGCAAAGTCATGCTCAATAAGCACCCCATCGCCAGTTGTGCGGCTCATTTCTGCGTTGAATAGCTGCGCTTCCCTTCGGATGTCGTCCCAGTAGTTCCTCATCTGCTGTTTGCTGGTGCCGTAGTTGGCCGACGGTAGGCCAACACGGACCGGAACAACGCCCATAACGGCCAGCGTTGAGAACCGTGTAGAGTCGCTCTGGGCCGAAAACTCCATGTCTCGGGCTGTGAGGCTAAGCGGGGTAGCCTCGAGAGCCTCTCCAACCAAGAACAGGCCGTCGCCCTTCGCCCGTGATTCGTTGTAGCGGTCACGGATCCGGTCGCTAGTTTCCTGATTGAACCCTCCTACCGCCTCTTTCGCAGATAGGATTATTTCCAAGCGGCCGCGGTTCGCGCTGGCCTTGGAGTGGTTCTTTGCTGCGAGCTCGGTATGCAGGTCGTCGTTGAGTGCGCGAATAGGGGACTCGCCAAGGACGCCCGTTACCCCGTCCTCCCAGCTGATATCGCCCACGTGGAGCACTTCGTCCCATTCCAGACGGGTCTTCTGCGTCGTGCCCATGACGAAGTGGTCAACAACCCCGTTTCGCACCACCGGCTTGATCTGGTTCGGGTGGATACGCAGGATCGGACCGTCAGAGGCTACGCCACCCGGGCACCAGCAGTACCAGTTGCCCGTCAACCGGAAGTCTGCAGCCAGCTGTCGACGAAGACGGAGCCCGCTACAGCGCTCGTGGGGCTTCTTCCAGCGCTCTAGGGCCGGGTGTGCGCGGTTGATCTGCCGTGTTCCGTCGCTGTTCACCGTCACTGCAACCAACGGCAGGCCCGCGATGTCCCCAGACCGCGCCTTTACGCACGCATAGACCCACGGAAAGCGGCTCATGGCGCTCGTGCTGCTCTCGGTGGGGTACCCAGGCGCCGCCTCTTCACTGTCTGCTGAGGCTACCCCTGGGTCCTGGACGACGAAAAAGCGGCTGAGCCAGTTGGTCAGTCGCTGAACCATGGGGGGGCGTCGTGTAATCGCCGATGACACGGAACACCGATACCCCCTGTTCCCAACGATTGTATGCCTACGTTATACTCTGTGTGTGACTTGACCCACATACCGGACGGACAAATGCCTAGATTCCCCATTTACGTTAAAGACGACGATCGACACCTCGTCGAAGAGCTGGAGGAGCGGGCCAGGCGGGAGGACCGGAACAGATCGAGTCAAGTCGTGCGCTACATCCGAGAGGGACTCGAACGCGACGACGAGGAGGACCGAGACAGAGCGCGGCGTAACAGACGGTGAGCCTTGGAGCCCTCGCCACACTGAGTCAGTTTCGCAAGCTCCAAGATGACATGCCGATGGGGAGCTGGCGAGCATGGGACGCGCCAGCCCCGAAAACCAGCCAGCGCAGAGTGATTGAGCACCTCGGCACCCATGAGACTGCGATATTCGGGGGCAACCGGGCCAGCAAGACCGAGACCGGCCGCGTGCTCACCGTGGCCTACACCCTCGGATCGGACCACCCCATGGTACGGCGGTGGGCAGCGGCTAACGGGTTCGATCTGGGGCCCAACGGACTGAACATCCCCACAGGCCCGGGAGAGGGGTGGGCTGTGGCGCTCTCATCGAATGACTCCCTGCGCTACCACCGGTCTCACATCGATGCCCTACTGCCTCGTAGAGACAAACGCTGGTACAACTTTCGGGGCCGCGGTGAGGCCCGGGTCTACATCGACTGTCCCGGCTACGAAAAGCCCGCTATCCTGTGGTTCAAGGCAAACGATCAGGGCCGCGAGGCCTTCCAGGGCGCGGAGCCCCGGGTAGCCTGGTTCGACGAGGAGCCGAAGGAGGACGTCTGGGGCGAGACAATCATCCGAGTAGGACCACACGGACCGCCCCGGATGCTCCTCACCATGACTCCGCTAAAAGGTCTCACGTGGGTCTATGAGCGGTTCGTCGCCACACCGCCAGCAGGCGCGCGTCGACGCGTCCACTGGCTACACGGGGCGGACAACCCCTACGTGCCCACAGACGAACTCGAAGCCATTTACAGCCAGTATGGGGCCCATGAGCGCGCAGCCAGGGAGCGAGGCGAGTTTGTGACGCTAGAGGGCCGGGTCTACGAGGCGTGGTCCCGGAACAACCACGTTGTCGACCCGTTCGAGATCCCCGCGGACTGGCCGCGCTTCAGGGCTATAGACTTCGGGTTTCGGAACCCCACCTGCGTCCTCTGGGGGGCCCTCTCGCCGGATAACCAGCTCGTCATCTACCGCGAGCACTACAAGGCAGGGTGGAGCCTACGTCAACACGCCGAACGCATCCGAGCCAGTGAGGAAGGCGAGCGTATCAATGACTCATGGGCGGATCCGAGCGGAAAGCAGCTGATTGTCGACATGAGGCGCGAACACGGGATCCGATTCCGGCCAGCCAGGAACGCGCTAGAGGCTGGTATCAGTGCGTGCGCCGAACGACTAGAGGGGCGAGTCCTGATCGGACAGGCTGCGTGTGTCGTTTTCAGCACGTGTCATCACTTCATTCAGGAGATCGAGAACTACGTTAGGCCTTCTGAGGGCAAGACGAACGGCACAGAAAGTCCCTTGAAGCGGAATGACCACGCTATGGATGCCTGGAGATACCTCGTGATGGGCGTTCGGGGCCGTTGACTCGTCGTGTACGCTGTGGCGCGGGAGGTGGGATAGACCCCGAGGCCAGCCCTAACGACGCTGTCCCCCTCAGCCCTCAGACTCACCGATCACTGCACACGCTACTCCTCCGTGAGCCTCTGAACGGCCCCGACTATGTGTGTCCTCGTGTCGGCATCCAGACGCATCAGCTCCGCGATTACGGCCTCGATGTCTACAGGCCCCACGCTCTCCTGCTCCCGTGCCGCATCAAGCTTCACCCGCGCTTCGTTCATGGCCTTAGAGAGCCCCGCCTTGCCTCGCTCACTGGCCTCTGAGAACGCCTGCCCGAGCTCGTTGACCTGCCACTCAAAGTACTCCGTGGCCCCCATGTCAGCCGGCGCAACCTCGAGCTGCCTCTGAGGAGCGGGGGGGGCTTGGGCCATCGTGATCAGCTGGGGTCTGGCGTCGACTACTGCGTGCCGCTCCTGTCTCAGCCATGCCGTTATACGCAACCTCAGCCGCTCGACGTGCTTCGCTGGACAGTTGGGCTGGAAGTGCCTCGCACAGTCTGACGGCCCCGAACCGGCATTCAGTGATAACCACCCCAGCGCCTGAAGTTTCGTCGGGTCCCCTGCTCTAAGTATGGGTTTACGCGCCAAAACAGCCCCCATGGCGGATGTAGGGCGTGACCTGTAGAGTGGCCGTGGTGGCGCGTCTACAGGCGGCGTGTTTTGCGTTGAAACACGGTACAACTGATCCGTGCGAGCGAATCCAAC